CTCCCAGATCCAACTGGCAACCATTCAAACCCTTTGGCGACGACGAGACAAGCGTCCGGCTGCGAACCTTGTTATCGTTGACGAGGCGCACCATGTCGGCGCTAAAACTTACAATTCAATTCTTGCCAGTTACCCCGAAGCATTGGTTATTGGGTACACCGCTACTCCCGCTCGAAAAACCGGTCTCGGCCTTGGCGATTATTTTACCGATCTGATTCAGGTGACTACGGTCAAGGAATTGACTGAACAAGGATGGTTGGTGCCAGTAACGTATATGGCTCCCAATGTTCCCGATTTATCCAGTGTAAGGGTGCGTAATGGCGATTATGTCGAACCAGACCTTGAAAGAATTATGGGAGAAAAGCGGCTCATTGGTCACACTGTTGGACACTATGCGGAATATGCCGCCGGGCGAAAAGGTATCGTTTTCGCTTCTGGCGTCGCACATTCCCGCGCATTGTGTGATCAGTTTAACCAGTCCGGGATCCGGGCAGCTCACCTTGACGCTGGTACTGATCGAAGCGAGCGGGAGATAATTGAAAATGCGTTTCGGGAAGGGTCGATTCAAGTTATCTGCAACTGTCAGGTATATACTGAAGGCATCGATGTTCCCGACTGTTCTTGCATCGTCCTCGCCCGCCCTACCAAAAGCCTCACGTTGTACCTTCAAATGGCGGGGAGAGGTTTACGTCCTGCGAATGGCGTGGCATCAGGGGACGAGGATTGTCTTCTTATCGACCATTCTGGAAGCGTGTTCCGGCATGGTCCCATTGACGAAGATCACGAATGGAGTCTTGATACTGGCACCCCAATTAGTGAACGTGATCAGAAAAAGAAAACGGAGAAGCGCGAAATCCAGCAGTGGTTATGCGCCAAATGCGGATTAATTTTTTCGCGTTCGCGAACCTGTCCGCGTTGCGGCTTTCCCCTTCCACAAACCGCCAAGCCGGTGGAGTATGTACAAGAAAAATTGCGCAGTTACAGTCCTGCGGAAGTGAAAGAGCGGGCCGCACGGGCTCGAAATAACGAATACTCCAAAGAGGAAAAACTACAGGCGTGGCGTAAGCTATTGCATGAAGCATCTTATCATGGTCGCCTTGTTGGTTCTGCCGCGCATAAGTATAAAGCGACTTTTGGGGTGTTTCCCCGAAACATGGAGTATTATCAGCCGCATAGTTTTGAATGGCGGATGAAAGCGAAGGACTTTCTTTTACGAGTAGGGACGGATAAACTACGTCTTTCCCAAGAGGACTTAGGTAATGAGCCTAACAACGATGCGCGGGTCACTGGTTGAAACTATTTTGGCCATTGCTTCCATCAATAGCGCCGTTCAGCAACGAATCGTCGCTGCGAGAGCGGAAGAGCGGGCGGCTGTGGAAGCGGAATATGCGGAGGAGATTGCCCTACTTGAAGCCAATATGGCGGAGCTACGAAAAGCGGTGGACACTTTGGCGACTCAAGTTGGGGTTGTAGTGTTTACTCCCGTGACGGGCGATGTCGTTATCGACGCCGGAATTATGACGTAAGAATCAGGGTGTTTTATTGGATTCGCGGATCACTGTCTCCAGTTGCTCCGCGTATTCCCTGCGAAGAAAATCGCGACGGACAATGTTGTCCAGGGTTTCGCGCTTGATGATAAAGGTGCCGTCGCCTCGGGGGTGAAATTCTGACGCGGCCACCGGGGGGAGTACGGGCCGGGGCGGCATGGGTAACCGCCCCACGGGCGCGACAGTGGCGCACGCGCTACCAATGATTGTCCAGGCCAGAATAATCGCCTTGGCGTATCCTGTCTTCTTCATCCTGTATCTCCGCGTGAGATTGGGTTTGCGCCTTTTCCAGGGCATCTTGCACAGCTTCACTTTTTTGTTGTGCTGTAGTGGCTTGGCGACGGCGCTCCTCTTCCGTTTTGCGCTTCTCTCGCTGCAAAAGAGCGTAAAGGATAGTCGCCACGCCAGTAATGGCGACATACCCCCATTTGCGAATAATGCCGATTACAACAAACGGATTCATGGCAGCGGTGGCCACGCCGGGGCCTTGTTTCGTGCCAGCGTCACCATGCGTCCCACCAATACCGCCAGGAAGGCATATTTCACCCAAGGGGGCGGAAGGTATTGGGGGAAGAACGCGAGGTATTCAAACGCCGCGCTCAACAACGTGAACAACGTGGCGAGTTGCACACTGGCGAATTTCCACGCTTGCCGCCAGTCCGGAATGAGGGTCAGTTTCATTTTGGATCGTACTCCAGGTGAATGTGATCGGTTTCCAGTATGACATCGAAATTCGGCAATCGCGATTGGATTACTGCTGTAATCATCTCCCACTTATCCGGGGGGAGCCCACCTTTTTGTGGCCCGTACTTGATACGCAAATCCGCCGCCAAACCCTTTCCGTGCAAACTGTTTACCATATGTCTTCCATTACCAATTGCCGTCACTACCATGTCCGAACCGAAAGAACGGTAAACGTCATTCGCTACCATCAGCCCGATAATCAACTGCGGTTGGAGATATGTAATCGTCGTGCCTTCTGCCAGTTGCATAAACCGCCCTTTCCAGATTTTGCAAACGAAATTCGATTTCCGCATGTGCCGGGTGTTCTTGCTTGGCCATCCAAGTCTTAATCCACTTCAAATCTTGCTTCATTTCCCCTTGAAGGGAAAACATTTTTACCAACCCGCCAAGCAATCCCACTACACATAATACTGCCACGGTCGCGAAAGCGTATTCAAACGTCATTGGGCGGCCTTCCTTCGTTCGATGTCGGGGAACTTCGCAAGGATCTGTTTACGCGCTTCTTTGCGTTGCATGTCAAAGATTTTGCGAATCATATCCTCTTTGTCTTTATCGGACAAGGACTTCCAGCCGGTGGAGCCCACCATCCTCTGAAGATGGTCTCGGGCCAACCTTCCAGCGATTCGCTGATATTCCGCGTATTCCTCTTGGGTAAGATCCACACCTGCGAGTTTTTTGCTGACGCCGCTCTTGAAGATTCCCAGACGAAGCATTTCCTGACTTACCGGGTCGTCCTTTTGGGTTGACATGTAAAGGACGGAAAGCAGGTCGGGACCAATGGATCCTTCCACTTTGATGGGTTTGCCGAAGAGGTCCACCTTCTCGGGTAGCGTTTCACGAAGGCCGGGGATCCGTTCCTTGATCTTGTCCATGATGTTATCGGCCCGGCGAAGATACGGGTCTCTCGAACGTGCCAACTGCGCGATACCCGTCGGCACAGCGGTCCCGGCATAGTTCATAATCCACTGTTTTCCGTAACGATCCGGATCCGACATCGCCTCCATCATCTCCGACAATCCGCGCAGATATGTTTTCGATGTCATGTTCTTCGCGAACGATCCGACGAACATCGCCATCAATTCTCCCGCTTCCTTTTCCTCCATAACTTGCGCCATTTCCGCCATATCCGCCGCCATGCCTACCAACATGCCAAATGGTTCCAAACGGGAATAACTGACATACGTATCTCCAATTTTTACGGAATAAGGTTGCCATCCCGTTTGATAGAGGAGTCGCTTTTGGTTAGGGTCGTCCGGACCCTTGCCTGTGAACATTCCCGCCAGTGTCAACGAGAAGATCGCCGCGCCGATACTCGTGCCCGTGGCGATGCGCGCCAGTGCCATATCTCGCGCCGCACCACCCGCCTTGATGTCGGATTGCACATCATGGAAGAGCAACCCTGCGGGTGTACGTTTCAAAACGAACTTCACGATATTGGAAGGCGTCTTGATGAAGGGCGCGATCAAGCGCATGTAGGGATGCTTGGACAGAACGCGCTGTACCGCTTGTCCGATGTCACCTAACTCATTAGTGAATGTCGCCGTCCTCGCGACACTCCACGCCTTTTCCATAAGGGTGTCGTCAGGATTGGTTAATAGGTCTTGGAAAGACCGGCCTGTGAGTTGCGCTTCGCGCATCGCCAGGGCGCGGTATTCCTTGGATACTGTAAGCGCCTTGTAGAACATATCCTCCGCGTTGAGGAAACGACCAGGGCCGCGTACGATCTTGCCAATAGCGCCGGGGATCGCTTTCTTGTACGCACCGCCTTCCACCTTGCCAAAGAGGTCTATCGCGTCTTCCGAACGAAGCGCCTTCGCCATTGCCGCCAGTCCCGCGACCGTGCCGTCAATGTTTCCGTAAACGCGATTCAATGCCTCGCCGAATGTAACCTTATCGCCACCATGGAGTTTACCGAAGGTCGCGCCGACAAAACGTTCCACGTCTTCCAGGGCGCTGACAATGGCATTGGAAACGGTATTCGCGACATGGGTTTGCGGTCCGGATAACAAGCCATTGATCCAGATCTCCATGAACTTGTCCATTTTCGTGGGCGCAAGCGTTTCGCGAACGACACTGGCTTGCGAACCCAAAGGGAGCGCATCGATCAATTGGGCCTGATTGCGGATGTCGGAGGAGGAGCCGATGGTTTGTCGAATGAGTTCGGCGCGAGAGGCTTGATCCTTGGCGAGACGAAGGATGTTCAGCGCCCGGCCCGCCTCTCCCGAGACGCCGACGAATTGCGCTTGAATGGTCGCGAAATTTAAACGCTGTTCAGTAAAGGCTTGGTCGTCCAGATCCGATGCCCGACCTTCCTTGATGCGGGTGACGTATTCGCGGGTGAACTTCTGAAAGTCGGAAGAGGTTTTGTCCAAGAGGGTGACTGCTTGGGCCAGCTCTTCCGCGTTGAACGCCCGTCCAATGTTTCGACGGGCGAACTTGTCCACTTCCACGGGAGAGGCACCCAAGCGGTCAGCGATGGCTTTTGTGAGATCGTGGGGACGCACCTCGCGCTTGGCCGCGCCGGGCATCTCCTGCTCTCCCACAACCGCTCCAAGCGTCTTTAACGCCGGGGGGGCAGCGGTGCCTCCTCCAGGTTTTCCCGCAGCTTGGGAGCTTCCAGGAAGGGGCGTACCGGGGATCCGGTCTCCAGTGATCGCCGCAATAATGGGAGAATTTCCGACTCCTCCATCTGTCTCACCGCCCACACCGGCACCGGATGCCTGAAACGCTCCTCGTATTGCTGACTCAAGGTCTGCATTTCGTTGAGTTTGTAGCGCATTTTTAATGCCCTCCATCAGTTTCACGCCTTCCGGCAGATACTTTTGCGCGGCGGCTGGGTACTCATAGTATAGACCCATTAACTGACCTACGGCTTCGCGCTGAACGAAATAGTTATCCTCCGCTTTTCCGGATAATTTGTAAAACGGGTAATGCAAAAGTCGCCTCAATCCGCCCTTGTTTTCCGCGTAGGCTTCGTAAAGTTCCCGAATTACCGGCCCCATTTTGTCGGTATCGACATTTCCATCTGAAACAACAGACTCACTCATTTGGAATAATGGGGACGCCATAGCGACCGAACGGCCCGTTAGATAGTCCACCGCATGGCCCAGCTCGTGCGCCACATCAAAACGTACCGCCCGAAGAGAACGGGTCATCGGAGCTTCCTTGGCCGCCTGCAAAATTTCCTCATTGAATCCCATAATATGGTTGCGGCTATTGAAGGCCGCATGGTCGGTTCCCTTCAGTACGCCCACCCGGTTTACAAGGTTGACGATTTGTCGGGGAAGACCCGCATCAAACAGGTCACGAAAGGATGCCGCAAGCACCTCCCGATGCGCGGAATTGATAACCGGGGCCCAGTCCTGATCTGCATCCTGCGAACCGAACAATTTCCCCACCGTCTCCACCACTTCCATGGAAGCCTGTGCGTTCGATACCTGAATACTCGACTCCTGAATTTGCGCATGGGCGCGGGAAAAGGCATTTCTCCTCACCATTTCCCGCGTTTTGGGGGAAACATTCAGCTCCTCTTTGGAAAGGGGTTTTTGCGTCATTCCAATCTTTTGACGCAAGTACGCCTTTTGCTCGCGAGTGAATTGCTCCGCATGGTCACGGAGTTGCAGTGCCACCATTGCCTTGGTAATCGCTGGGTCAAACGCCTCCGGCGAATCCACCAATACCTCCAAGGCATTGCCACGGGAACGCTCTATGACATGCTGCTTGTTGTCGTAAAGCGCATAAGGACGGTCTACCCCTGACATGGATTCAAAGGCGTCCGCCAATTTAATAACCGACAGTAATGCCCCTTGTTCCGGGGTTAGGGTATTGTTGTCGATAAGTTCCCGAATTTGCTGCGGGGAGTCGTGATGTCTGCGCGCCAGGGCGCGGGCCGCAATCCCAATCAGTCCGGGCGCGTCCGTTAGTCGGGTTTCTCCCGCTTCCGTATGCGCCTTAATAGCGGATCGTTCCTCCTCCGTGAATCTTCCTAATTGTGATGCGAGATAATCCTGCCGACGAAGCTCCTCTTCCGTCTTACCGGATTTGTCGATAAGCGTATTGAATTCCTTCTCTTCCGCTTTGGATAGTTTGTTCGCTTTGTCCAGGATGGACTTCGGTACGTCCAGCTTTCCTTCGTCATGAAGAAGGGAAGCCATTGTTGCCAGGGTCAACCTGTCCGCGTCAAACCCAAGGAATTGACCGAGTTCACGAACAATTTTCGCCACACCAAGAGAATGGCTTTCTGTCCAGTCGGAGTAACGATTTAAATCTGACAAATGCTTTTCAAGGTAATTTTTCATTTCCTTGCGCTTCGTCACATCCGGTTCCGCGAACGATAGTTCCGTTACTTCCGTTTCGGTGAAATCCCTGTCAGTACGAACGCCCCTTGGTGGTCTGTAACGTAACGGATGGTTCCCTTCCTCGTAGGAACGGATGGCGTCCCGGAAGATGTTTGCGGCGTCTTCGCGGGAGTCTCCGCCAAGGAAGGATCCTTGTCCTGTGTGGGCTTCGACTTCGATTCCATAATGGTCTGCGACCTCTTGAACATTGGGCAGTAGCGTATTGCCTTGGTCGAAGACCATCACTCGCGTGCGCGTGCCCTTGGGGATTAGAGTGTGGAATTGGATTCCACGTTCCGTTAATGTTTGGCGTGCCGCTTCCACGGAATCGGGGAGATCCATCGAATACAGCGTATCCGGCCCGCCCTCGCCTTTCTGAAACGTAAGAATGGCTTTCTGGTGCCCCACCAAACCCTTCCATGCGGCATTGTATGTCAGGTCGTCACCGCCAACATTCGGGATGAACTCGGCAAGGGAATTCTCCGCGCCATCCACCCAATCGCCCACCGCGTCTTCCATGGAAAACTCCAATCCCATTTGGGCGTCGATGTCCTGCGCCAGGGTGCGGAATTGCGTATGTCGGGGGGAAGTCAAAATCTCCACGGCACGCGGGAAATCCATATCCTCTTCCTCGTTATTGGAGAAGAACTCATAAGCCGAACGTACCTCATCCTCCAGGGGCGCCACACCCGTCCGCGCCTCCAGCTTACGAACCGCATTCAAACGTTCATCGGAATCTTTAATGGATTCTTCATAAACCCATGGGGTTATTTGTCCTTCTCGCAAGGTGTCGGTGACGTTGACCCGATCTTCGGCGATTCTTTGTCTGAGCTGTTCCGAGAGTTGCTGGGTAGTTGGACGGTCAACCATCGCCGCCACATCATCAGGAACATTCTGAATCGCCATCGTCTCAGAAAGGTAATCTGGTCCAGCGGCTTGTGAGCGAATGGGGTTATTGACGTAATCCTCGACAACGACACGCTGTGCCTCGGAAAAACGGGGCGATACGGAAGTCACCGCACCCGTAAGTGCGGCTGGTCCAAAAACATCCAAACTACGTTTTAACCCCTCGGTAACGGGTTTGCCAGTAATAATGGATTCAACAGGCTCCTCCGCCGCTTCCGTGGCACCTTCCCAAAGGGCCTGACTACCCGCTTTGAGTCCAGCTCGAAGAAGTTTGTTCCCAAGAGTACCGCCTGCCGTCACCCCCGGCTTGAAGAGCTGGAAAGCGGGAATAGCGTTCAAGGCACCCGTGGCAAGTCCCATCCCTACGGCTTCAAGACGGGCCTCAGTTTCCGACTTTCCTTCGTCCAGCGCCTGCCGATAGGTGCTTGCCCCCTCCAGAGCGCCGCCTGTGGCGCCCGCCGCCAGGGAACCCGCCACCGTGGCGGCTTTCATGCCCAAGCCTACCCCTTTGGCCGCCGCGCCCGCGCCGCCACCCACCAACAGGGAAGCCACTGTTGAGGGAAGGGATTGTCCGACGTTATAAAGCCACCAATCCGGATCTTTTAGGATGCTTGGATCATTGGCAACAGATTTACCTTGTAAATCTGCGTCAATTTGGTTCTCTTCTGTTTTCTTTTTAAAATGTTCGTATATACCTTGTCCGGTTTTCTCGGCACCCAGAAAATGCAAAAAGTCGCCCGCAGAGCGCCCAAGCCCGTAAACTCCCGCCGCCAAACCACGCCCAAATGAACCCGTCATCTCGCCAACCTTTCAAGCAATGTCTTGCCCGTGGTTTGTGTTAGAAACTTCGTCGCCCGGTTTCCAATCTCCGCTCCCACCTTTTGCAACGGCTTTTGGCCTTCCTTGAAAAGATGATAGGCGGGCATGGCGTTCAGCGCCGTCGCACCGATACCCATCATTGCCCCACTGATCCGTGCGTCGGTTTCCGATTTCCCAGACTCCAACTCTTGCCGGTAGGTATTCATACCCTTAGTTAGTCCGCTGGGAGCGCCTCCCGCCACCGAACCCGCCAGAGTTGCCGCCCGCGACCCCGCACCCAAACCTGTCGCCGCCGCGCCACCACCCATTCCGGTCAGGTAGGAAAGCCCCAAGATCGGGGTAATCCTTCCCGCCTCGAAAGCGGGCCAGCGGTCTTCACCTGAAGGTAGCCTGTTTTCCTCGATTTTTGATTCAGCCCCCTGCCGAACCCGGTTTCCCGTTTGTTCAGCACCGATGAAATGGAGGGCATCGCCCGCCGACTTCCCGAGTTCCATTACACCAGTTACCAATCCGCGTCGAAAGGGTTCCTTTTGGCGATAAATGACAGGGGCCGGAAGCGTCATTTGCCCAACCCTTTCCTTCGTACCACCTCCTGCAAACGGCCCACCATATCCAATGCCTTGCGCTTTTCCTCATCCGGGAGGTCGTTGTAGATCTGACGAAGTGTCGCAAGGTCTTGCTGTGGGTCGCCTCCCGAGATATCGAAGCGGTAAAGCGGATCGTTCACCGTCCTTCTCAACTGATTGAACTGGTTCATCGCGTTGTCCTTACGCGATTTTGTTTCCGCTTCTCTGCGTTGTGCCTCAAGAACATCAGGGGACAACTGCGCCGGGGGCGGGGCCTCTTGTCCTTCCTGTGCTTCCCCACCTGTCAGAGTCTCCCGAACATTGTTTGGCAGAAGGGTGTACTCGCCACCCTGTTCCACAAACGACAGTTCGCGTCCTTCTCCACCGGGAACTTGAACAACTTGTGGCATATCGCGAGACTTTTGTTTGTCCCGTTGGACTTGTGTTAGTTTTTCCATTTCGATTTGCGCTTGAACATCAGCCGCCCGTCCTGTGCGTTGGTTTGCCGCCAATCCTGCCCGCGTTTCCTCAATTTGTAATGGGAGCAATTGTTTGTTGCGCTCCATCTCAGCCGTCGTGGCGCGTGTTGCCGCGTTTCGTTGACCGATGCCCGCGCGCGTCTCTTCAATTTGCAGGGGAAGCAATTGTTCGTTTCTGGAAATATCGGATTCCGTGGCGCGGGTAGCGACGCGACGTTGATCGATATCCGCTCTGGCCCCCTCTTCCCGTAGCTTGCCCTCGCGGGTATATGGCGCCACGATGTCTGACACGTCCATTCCGTACATGGAACCCAATGTCAGGGCGTTGCGCGCGACGCGTTCCTGATGCACCGGATCTTCCAAGGATGGAATGCGTTCGACGATCTTGGAAATGTTTTGGCGCCCCTTCTCGGTGTCCTCAATCATCTTGAGTTCCTTGTCGGCACGCTTCATTTCCAGGTTGCGTTGTTTGGACATTTGTTCAAATTCGCGACGTTTCATTTCGTCTTGCGTTTTTTGGCGCTGTTCCTGTTTTTGCTGGGAAACCATCTGGTCGTACATTCCCAGGGCTTGGGTTCCCGCATTGGCAAGACCGACTCCCAAGCCTTGTCCAGTCCCGGCATTGCCTAACATACCCAGGCCGAACTGCATCAGGGCGCGACGTTTGGGGTCTTCGAAGGGATTCATGAGGGTCTCCTTATAGGAACGCCGCCGCCAGAGACATGCCGCCTAATGCGCCGGACCAGGGGTCTCCGGGGGTCTTTTGCGATGTGGTACCGGAGCCACGGGAATATGTTGTTCCGGAGGTCGAACCCCATTTCTGCTCAGATCCGGAACTGGTCATCTTGTCGGAACTGCCCATGTCCCCTGTCATCATATCCTTATACCATCCCATCATGTTCATCGGGCCGTAAAGGTTGGCAAAATAGGCTTCCTTCTCGGCGTCCAATTCACGTTGGGATTGAGCTTGCAGAGTTTCACCCACACCCATCATCATCTGACCGGGTTGGTACGCCATGGACGAAATGCCCGGTAGGGCCTGCAATGCCATCCCCCGTTGATTCTGGGCGTCCTGCATCGCTTGAAACATCATCTGGGTCTCGGCATTTCCCACCTGTTGAGCGACACGACCGGCGCCGATATCCAATTCCTGCCGATGTCCACCACCACCATAGCCGCCATATTGAAGGGCTTCGGAGGCAATCGCCGGAAGGACATCTTCCTTGAAAGAACCCGTGATCTGGTTGCGCACCATGTTCATCATGGGGGACCACATTTCCATGTTGGGCTTGCCTTGCAACATCTCCAATACGGTGCCCGTCGCCTGCGGTAGGAAACTCGCCTGTTGCCCCGCTGCTCCCATGATGCTTTGCATCCCCGCCATTTGGGGCGAGGTCATATTTGCTACTGTATCAAAACCGGGGTAAAACTCATCCGGCATATTCCGCATCATGTTTTGCGCGGAATTCAATAAATCACGTTGATAACCTTGCTGCCATGGCGTATGAACGGAGGTCTGGGTTGTGTTGTATTTTTGCCCGCCCGTGAGAGATCCCTTCTCCGACGCATACGAAGATTGCGATTGTTTTTGTTTGCTCTTGGAGCCGGAATTCGAACCAAGAACCGCGCCGATGGCCGCGCCCGCGCCTAATACGCCCATGTGTTTATGCCTTTATACGATAAAGTTCCACGCATTATCTTTGTAGAAATACAAGCCTTTTCCAGAGCCAGGATTCCAATCTACTCCGTCCGCAAACCGCAAATCTCCCTCTTGGGGGTTATCCGGCGCGATGTTTTCCCGTTCGATATGCCCGTCCATTATCGCGTTTAATGTAATGGCGATTCGTTGGAATTCCAGCCATAACGCATGTGGATCGTTGGTAGGCGGGTAAGGTGTATATCTTTCCATTAGTAACGTCCCACCACGTCAATATCAAACGTGAATCCCGATAGCTTCACTCCTTTAGGTATATCGCAGCGAATCGCCAAATCCCGTCCTACCACTCTGGTGGGTTGTGTTTCGTTGGTGCCTAGTGTGAATTCCAGGGATGTGTCGTAGGAAATCGCCTGCGAGAGAAGCATTCGACTCCCAAGGTATACCTTGATTACCGCTCCAACCGGACCAATGGCATGGACCCATATGCGATTGATGCGCTTGACGTTCACCGGGTCATAGATGGGTCTTCCATGACTGTCCAGCCCCACGACGACACACCCCTCACGCTCGATGTAGGCCGGAAAGACAGTACCCGCGTAGGTATCCCCACTGTTGTACTTGAGCAACTGTCCTGTCGCGCCTACGGGCTTGCAGAGGAGGAGTCCGGTATTGATGGGGGAGTAGGCGCGATCTCCCCATGCTGTCGTCAGCAAATCGGACCATGGCGTGGATTCAAACTCCACCCAGGTTTTGAGGAGTTGCGTCGATCCACCACCGAACTGAATGCGTCCATATCCCGCGTTGACCGCCCCAATATCCCGCTCCGTCCAGGTATCGGTACGCCAGTTCCAGACAAACGCGCGATCACAAAAATACGGCGTATCCGTATTCATGGTGGGGATGAAGATAAGCACTTCCGTATTTCGCTGGTCTATTGTAAGAAACGTATTCGATAGGTAGGTTGGATTGATGGCGTTGAATAACGCCTTTCGGTTTCTTCCATCGATAATCGAATTCACACCAGATCCGTTGGTGGTTACCACGTCTTCGGTGCTTGTAATAAATACATGTAATGGTAATGTTCCTTGCGGTTGGAACACCCCAAGGCATCCACGGGCGAACAATCCAATATCGGGAATTGCGGGCGTGATTTGGTGCACATACCTTGTGTTATTGGCGTATTGCATTCTCCAAATCGAATCTTCCTTGTAAATAAGGTGCATGTCGCCAATGGAAGCGGAATCAAGAACGAAACCTTCGGTACCGTCCAAATCGATATAGCGCGCCAATTTGTCCGTTCGCGTGTCATCCCATGTCGTCGGCTGGTTTCCCTCGATAACGGGATGCGACCACCGGACTCTTCGCGGATACCTCACATCGTTTTCCGTCATATCCAGCGCCACGAGGAATTCTCGATAACGCCGTAAGTTTAAGCATGTTGCCGCAATGACGGTGCCCGACCGGGTGAATGCCGCCCATGTCGAACCGGAACTCGCGTCCCATTGCGCCGTTCGCAATTTGGATGTCAGGGAAGGGCTTGCCCACACCTGTGGATAATCCATCCCGTTGGTGAGATAGGGCAGTCCGCCGATATTGGCGTAGTTCCATCGTGTGGGTGCCGTGGCGGAATACAAGACAAACGATTCCGTCGCCGTGCTCCATCGCGTGACATTGGCGTCTGTCGTTCCATTGTGGGCGTAGATGGAATTGCCGTCGCCGTATAACCAGAAGTGTCCGTCAGTGGTGGGAACGGGACAAGCGAACCAGGGCGCGACCGCAAGTTGTTGTGTCGCTGTCGCCGCCGATACGGTGAGATTGAACACCTCCTCCGCGCCGTCCATGCGCTCAATGAAACCGTCGTGGAAATGCACATTCAGTGCATTCGACCATGCTTCTAGCGGAAGGGTTTGGGCAGGAAGGTCTTTTATGACCCCCATCGCTCCCGCATTTCCGAATGGTATAATTGCCATGTTAGTATTTGATACATGGCAAGAGAGCGACGTTGACGGGGCGCACTTCGTCCGCGACACGAATAGACGACGACGGTTCTACGTTGAAGCGAACGTAATTATAGTTGGTTGCATAGGGAAAGCTATTTGCAAGAGCCGGTGAAGTGACGATTGAGGAACTGATTGCATCCCCTATAATACCGCCGGTATTGTAGGCGTAGGAATGCCAGACATACCAGAAGTCCTGCTGCGCGTCCGCTTGATCTGACGCGAACGTGCGGCCAGTATCCACACCTCGGCTATGGTCCCAACCACGAACAAACTTACCCCGAAGGTCTGGCAATTGAAATGTCGTCGTTCCGTCTCCCACACCAAAGGAGGTCCCGATGGCCTCAAATAACGTCGAATAGGTTTCACGATTAACCGCTGCGCCATTACACTCCAGCCAACCCGTCGGGGGCGTGGAACGGGCAAAGTGCATCACGGCACCAGCGGGCACAACGCCAGGACCCCCCAGCTCCGAAACGTAAATATACGCGAATGACGAAGATGCCTGTGATTGAATACCACCGTTGGCGGTGACCACACCATTCACGGTCGTACTTTGTAATGTGGTCGTTCCTTGAACCGCCAGCTCTTTGGTAACCGTCACACCGGTTTTGAAGATTGCCGTGGCGGAAACTGTCAACGAGGACATGATCTCCAAATTCCCTTTGATCATGACCGTTCCTGAAATCGTCCCCCCGCAATGCGCCAGATTCAACTCTTGCGCATTCGACGATACCGTGGCGGATATTGCCGGAAAGGTGTAAACCAGCGACTTTTTGAGGTTTTGAAAGTGTTGTGGCGCCTGCCCGGCCATGTCGGAAATACCGGGATTCGCAATATTTAGATTTGCGATTGTGTGGCCCGCAGTGATGTCTTCAAGCGCCATCGCGTTTCTCCATTAAATACCCTATTCGTTTATATCCATATCGCCGTTCCCACGCTTTTGGGCTTCTCCGCGTAAGAAAAAGGATGCGTGAGCATCCCGTTTCTTTGGCCTTGTCCATTACCCACTTATCCCAATATCGTCCATCACCGTAACAATTCGCTATCCAAAACTCCCCTTGATAAATGTACCATGTCAAAAATCCGTGTTCGTTTACTACCACATTTTGCGTTGTTAAAATCTGGCTATCACCAGACCGCTTGAGATAGTCCTTTATCCATCCGACAAACTTACCGCCGTTAATAGCCATTCCGCACCCATTGTTGTTGTGGTTACGCGGCATTGCGCGGATCCCTGCTCATCCTCCACTGTCACCGTAAAATCGGGAAGGTTACGCGGCGGTCCCCACGTATTACGTAAAAGGGCCTTTTCCGCCGCTTCTTCCCGTGTATCGGCAAATACCACTTCCGTCCAGTTATCAGAGCGAACGTGCCGCTTGATCATACGTTGTCGGAGGTTTCAAATACGCCCGCGCTGTCCCATTGGACGTTGATTTGCGACGCCACCACTTCAGCCGTGGACAGTTCCCAGTAAGCCAGCGGAATGGCGCCACCGGACGCAAACAGTACGCCATAACGGGCGCAAATGTTTTCACCCGTGGAAGCGGTAACGGCGATGTCGTCCAGATCGAATTTGATAACCCCGTCCGTCACCTTTGCCACCGTCCCGACATTCGCGATCTGACGGTCGGCTTGTCCTGCCGATGCCTTGAGATGAAAATAGGTAGTTACCGATACTACCGTGGACGTGTCAATACTGGGGGTCCACCCTCCCGACAGGAGAGCTACCCGGTAGGTATCCGACAGCTTGAGGTCTCCCGAGAGAAGCCCTATCTTCGCCTTATCAAACACTACAACAGTCTTACCCATTTGTCCGCCCTCCTTTTAGGGCCATTGGATTTGAACAATCTTGGCGGTCGATTCTACCGCACTTAATGAGAAAACTGCCACTGGGGTATCGACGCCAGATTGTACCAGAATAGCGTACTTGGCACACAATACGCTACCCGTACTCGCGGTAAACGCTACATCCGGCAGATCCCAAATTACCGTTCCCACCGGACTTCGGGTTACCTCCCCCTGCCCAACCTGCTTTATTGCCGGTCCTCCCGAAGCGTTCCGGCATACGTATCCGGAAAACGAATTCGACCAACTCGTTTCATCGAGATTTAACGTATACGCCGAAGATAGCAATGCACACTGGAATGTTTTGCTGAGATTCACCCCCCCAGCAAAAAGCTCCCGCAATCCACTGTTGAAAAACTGTAGCGTTGATTCAGGCATTTAATTGCTCCTATCTGGCGTTATTGGCGTCCAGTCTTCCACTTGTTCCGCGTCGGGTTTTACCGGCACCCAGAATCCCCCCACTGAATTGATTTCGTTTGAGATAAAATGGAACATCCCTTTTGCGGTATCCGTATTAATCCATCTACCACCCGCCGCCGCTTTACCGGCGAATATGAATTTTCCCGCATTCGGGGCGGTATTGTATTTTTGTTTCTGATCGACAGGTTCATAACCTTTCCACTGCCACTGTCCCACCACCGCGTGTGATATCGCTCCACTATAGGAAACAACGGTGCCACCCAAGAATGACAGTTTCCCCGCAATAACCGGGGCATTGATTCCAGGAATATTCGCTTCCGGCAACAAACCAACAAATGACCATTTACCACTTGAAAGTAGCTTTGTTGCTGTATCTTGGTTCGCTTCCGGCGCCGTTCCTTTGATACGAACTATTCCGCGAATCGGAAACGATACATTTCCCGTCTTTGTCGCCACTGCCTCGTAGGTTTTGAATTGCCATTTCGCCACTGGTGGCGTGAACGTAAATTGCACATAAGGAGTTCGCGGCTCCCAACCGATCCATATCCATTTACCCGCTGTGGGGGCGTTTGTTTTTTTTTGCTCCCCTCCGCCCTCCGTGGGCAGGAATGTGATTACTCCTTCGCTTGGACGAAAAATTTTCGTCGCGTCCGCAACCACTTCGTTCCCTTTAAAAAACATTTTCCCAATAACGGTCGTTTCGTATTTTACGACGCCGTATATTTCGGGCGCATAACCCACATATAGGAACTGACCTGCTACTGTCGTTTTGGTCGTTGTTCGAATAACTACATGTTCCGCCACCCCGCCTTTAAATACCCACTTCCCGGAAATGTTGTTGTGCCCGTAGGTGGAAATATCGTTTGCCGCGCCACCTTTGAAAACGAGTTTTCCTACTAATGCTGAGTCGTCATAGCCGGTAACTTGGTCCGCACCAATGTCCCATGTTACACCGCGACGCGCTTGTTCCAGATCGTAATCGAAGGGATATACCGTACTTTCGGCAAGATTAACCCCGAATCCTTTGGCGCCTGCGTCAGTTTTAAGTAACCGATAATCATATAAAGCCGTGTTAACAAACATAAATGTTTGGTTTCGACGGCTATTCGCTTGTGCGGTAAATTCGCCCACACGCGAAGAATTGTAATTGGAATTTGTGGTATACGGTCCTGGTGGTGTGGCAACATTAACCTTGAAAATATTATTGATCATGCTAACGGTGCCAGCGAGACCATTTCCGATTGCACCCGCACTCGCATCAAATGTATTGTTGTACATCACTATCGACGAAGCGGTGCAAGAAGCGGTATATACAGCATACACTGGCGCACGAAACACGACCGTATTTGCGACCTTGACGGCATTTGGGGTCACAAAATCCGTCAGATAAAGACCACCGTAAGTCGATCCGGTACCTGCCCACAACAAACAGTTTTCAATAACCGCCGTGGGTTCCTGTAAAGTACCGTTTCGGAAGATAATGCAGCACTTATCCCAAGTGGACGTGGTTTTGATCTGAAGGTTCTTCAGAATGGCATGGTGTATTCCGGTAATGGCGAAAAAGGGTTCTGACGTAGTACCCGCCTCCAGGCGGTAAATGCTGGTATTCCATTTACCTCCATGGTTTTGCACGCACTCAAAAGTGACCGTGTGTGTGGCGTCCGTAGTCCATAGGCTGGAAGCGACAAAGACGGTCGTGTCCGGGGTACCATCAGACGAACGAATGTAGACGTGTAGACTTTCATCAGCGGTGACCAAGTTCTTGGCGTACCCATTGACAGCATTCAGGGTCGTGTAGGCATTGGTATAATCATCGCCCGACCCGGTACCCGTTGCTGCTGGGTCTACATATTTGTACGTAATTCTGACCGTCGTTTCCGCAACTGTCCCACCACGAAACCACCACTTTCCCACCAAAGGGAGTTCGGTCGTTATTCGTGGACCCACGTCTTCCACGGGCTCGTATCCCTTGAAAATGAGCTTGCCCGCTATAGCGGAATCGTCAAATCCCGTAATTTGGTCTGCGCCAATATCCCACGTCGTCCCTCGTCGCCCGCCCTCGGCATCTACCGCAAACGGGTAGTCGGCATCCGCCGTCAAGGACACACCAAATCCTTTAGCGCCCGCATCCGTCTTGAGTAGACGATAATCCAATCCCGCCTCATTTCGATACGAGAAGGTCTGTAGAGCACGCGAATGGGCTTGTGCTGTAAACTCCGACCGTGTTGAAGCGTTGTAGTCTGACGCCGCCGCAAAATGGGTTGCTGTAACAACGGCCCCACCATCGAAAATATTATTTTTGGCTATTATTGAACCAGTAATAACCGGTCCATTAATCGTTATGATGGATGCGTTTACTAATGTATTGTTGTATAGAACAACACTTGATGCAGTGGCTGTAGATAAACGAATGCTTTCCCCATTATTTCCGGAATCGAATACGTTATTTGCCAAAATAACCGATTTTGGTAGTGTGATAATGCCAATAAATGCCGCCCTTGCGCTTACTCCTGCCGTTTCGGCAAGCGAACAAATACAACCATCCATTACCAGTCTGGTTGTACCGGCGACCGACTTACTAAAGGCACGCCCGGCTCCTGTTCCGGTATATTTTAATTGTATGTTTTTAAGCTCGATATGCCCAACCGCACCACCGTCAAACGCGGCGGAATAGGTGGTACCTGTCCCATCCGATTCCAATCGGTAAGCTGACGTATTGTAAGAGGAAAGTTTGGTTTCACCCTCAATAAGGATGTATCGTGTTGCGTCCGTGACCCACGCCGCCGCCGCCGAGAATGCCGTGGTATCTGCGGTGGACCCTCGAACATGGACATACAAAAGTTCGTCGGCAGTAACAAGATTCTTCGCGTATCCATTGAGTTGGGACATGCCTGTATAGGCATCCGCCCAACTATTACCTGTTGCCGCGCCTGCGGCATCGGTATCGATATACTTATGAACTGTTGTCGCCATAGCGTGGACTCGTTATGTCGTTTCGTAGGCGCCCAAGTCGGGGGCCGTTCCGTTGTAAGTAAAACCGACATTGACCCCCGCATTGATACAGGGGCTTCCCGCCTGCAATCGTAGGAATCCCGCATTGCCAGGGGTAAGGCTGACGAAGAGCGGGTTCGTGATTCCCAAGTTCCACGTATTGTGGTCGTGGGTAACATTGGTCGCGCTGAGGTCCAGAGATCCACTGAGATACGCAATGCAATTGCGAACGATGTTCGCTGTGGAAGTGCCGTAGATCTGATACGATGTCGGATTGTCCCACGCCACGCAGTTGTACCACGTCACACCAGAAGGGCTGCTATTATTGGTAAACCCTCGACGGAGGTTGTTGTAGGAAATACAGAAGTAGGCACTATTGCCACCGCCCGTGGGGCCGCCCATCTTGAACCCGTTGCCATCGCCGCCCGTATCATATCCATTGTCGTGGGCAATGCAGCGTACAACGGTATTGAACTCGCCCTCCCACAAGTCGAATCCGTCGTCGGAATTGTTGTACGATTCGCAATCGTAGAATTCGTTGTAAGACCCAGTGGATACCGCAAATCCATCGGCAATGTCGCCAGCAGTACTTCCTGAGTCGTAATTGGAATGTGATATGCAGTTGTAGCACTTGTTCCTATTACCACCGCCGACGTTGTAACCGAAGATCCCACTATTGTGAATTAACAGGTTGCGGAAGGTATTGTCATTTCCTGTGACATATACACCGCGAGACGGCGCATTGGAAATCTCGAAACCGATAAAGCTATTCCAGCTTCCCGACACCGTGAAGCCCGCTGCGCTGATAATGACCGATTCCCCAGGGTATTCCGTCCAGGTAATGGGGGCCGCCGACGTTCCCGAAACGCCAAAGGTCACAGAGGTTGTATAGGTCCCACCACGCACCGCTACCGTGTCTCCAGGACGCACAACCGTCAACGCCTTGGCGAAGGTGCGGAAGGGAAGAGACTGCGTGCCAGGGTTCGCATCGTTGCCCGTGGTCGCGATGTAGTAGTTGTAGGTCACCACCGGGGGCTCACCCATCTCCGGCCCCACGTAGGGAAGCCAGTAGGAGTTCGCGAAGCACCCCATATCCCGACCATCCCGGCCTGTCCCAATACAAGGGGAAGTCGCCGCCAACCGCCAGTCACCGCCGTTCTCGTTGACGAAGAGGGGGTTCTGGTTGATTCCGTGGGCGTCATACCCCACCGCCTGCCATCCACCCAGTCCGGTCACCGCCGCCGTGTAATTGTTCACCCACTGCGGCAGTGCGCCCAATGTGGAGTAGTAGCAGTTGTAATCGCAGAGGGTGAATGTCCACGACGCCGGGGGCCATACCCAGAACCGCTTGACTCTGAAGGTCGATTGCTTGTTGTAAATAATATTGTTGTAAAACAGGATGTCATGTTGGAGCGTCTTATCGACTCCGGGCTCATACGTCCCGAACCAAAAGATGGCGGAGTCCGATGCTACCGCGTCGGTCATGTTGATAACCGTATTCTGGTAGAAGTGGTTTCGATAGTTGGTATACCGCTGTCCTACCATCCATCCCATACGGGCATTGCGTAGTAGATTTTCATTCGCAACGTTGTCGTCGCATGCAGATCCAGTAGCGGCGTCCCCCGAATTAAGCATGATCGTTGCGGCTTCTCCTTCACCGCTATAAAAATCGTGCATATAGTTTCGATAAAACGTATTCCTGTCATCGGACCGTAGAGAAGCGTCAGCCGCTTGGATCTTTAAGTGGATTCCCGAACCCACGTTGTAAATGTTGTTGTACTGAAAAAGACTGTCATCGCAGCCATAGAGTGTAAACGCGCAACCATTGGCTGTTCCATCCGTATTGCGTGCATCGTAAAGCTCATTATGTTCAAAGGTAAGATGATCGCCATTGCCGACACGAATGCACGCAGTATTGTCTTTGGCGACTTGCCTTGTCCCATGGATCACGCAATGAGAGATTGTGATATAGGAGGCGTTGAACGCGCCCGCCGCATAAGGTCCGTTTCCAATGACTTCAAAGCCCCGCCACGTAATGTAATTACGTCCATAGGCGCCAATGGCCGCGCCGGGGGAGTAGGCGGTGAACTGAATAATGGGCCGTTCGCCGGGGTAATTCCGAATCGTAATTGGCGCTGTGGACGTGCCGGAATTGGTGGGGTTCAGCGAGACGTTTTCAAAGGAGGGGGAAGGAGCGCATGTGTAAGTGCCCCCGCGCACCAGAACGGTCTTCCCTGCCGTTAGTACCGTTAAAGCTTTCTGGATGGTTTTCCAGGGTTGCGCCGCCGTCCCTGGATTGGTATCAAGCCCCGTTGTTGCAACGTAGTAGTCCCCCGTGACAGCGGTTCCGCTATCGGTCGCCTCATATCCCTTGAATATGACTTTACCCACCGAGGGAACGCCATATCCGACCGTGTTACTGCGAAACCGAAAAAGAGGGGGCATAGCGGGGTTCCTTTTGTTAGAAGCCCGCCGATTATACTACGTGGAGATTTTTAATGAGATAGGGTAACGGGGAACCCCGGCCCCCTCACTACTAACCGAGAGGACCGGGGTTTGGGGTGTACTTACTTCTTTTTCGCCTGTCCGGGCGGTTCCTTTCTCGGCGTTGCCGCTTCCGGATCGCCTTCGGGCGCGTGTTCCTTCTTCGGCTTGCGCGGCTTGCGCGTGCGCTCGTACTCGTGCGATACCTTGCTGGCCGCGACTTCCTCGGCGGTACCGACGATAAAATTGACTTCCAGACCATCCGCCGACAGGTGGGGCTTGCCGAACGCGATGTGGACCGTCGGGTCCGTTAGTTGCACATGGGTAGCGAAATAGGTTTCCAGCTCTTCCCGCGTGATCTTCAAACGACTTGTTACTACATAAGATGCCATCTTGCTTCCTCTTTTGTTTTGATTAACAAACGTGACTATGGTAGGTTACGGGCGATGCGTCTTGCAATACCATTTGCCCGCTTTTTTCTTCCGTAAATTCACACCAAACCCGAAAGGGGCGCGATCCCCGCACACCTCACATCTTGTTTGGAGTTCCATCGTTCCTGTTGGGTGAAACAGAATGGTGACAGATCTCTTGTTCACCAGAACGACGGGCTTTGTGGTCCCCGTCTTTTCGCCACGAAAGCTCATTGCTTTCTATCTCGCGCTGAAGTGACTCGACCAACCGCCTGTATTGCGCCGCCTCTTCCTCAAGACGGCGCACCAGCTCGTTAAGCATCACTCCCTAGCCTTTTCCCTGGCAAACTGCGTCAGCTCCGTCATCCGTTCCTTGAGTCCATAGGACTCCGCTACCAGAAGTACCAGCCCTTGCGCAAGGTCGTGTTGGCCGTCCTTTGTTTCGGACAAATCCTTGATCCGCGTCAGCGTATCCATATTGCTCGTAATGTATGCGACCTCCCAGGCAAACTGAATCGCATCACGTAGCGGTTCCGGAAGCTCAACCGTCGTCTGTGCGAATATGTCGCGCCCTTCCTGCATTTTGTCCAAAAGCGTCATAACTCACCCCGTTGCGGCAACATGCCGCGTCACTGTTTGGAGTTTACGGATAGGGATTAGTTCTTACACGACAGGGTTATTTCTTGTTTTTCAACATTCACCGTAAACGGACTGGCTTGTCGTAATACGTTCATCCCCAGAAGAGGCATCCCCTCTTTGATGATTGCCACGCTTACGTTTCGAAAGGTACATTGACCCAGGCGAACTACGGGCACCCGATAAAACTTAATCTCCACCATATCGCCATTCGCCACCATGGCACTGGCATTTTTCTCGAATACCGCATCCTTCAGGTAGGGCAGAAAAGGTGCGGGCAAGAGGGTGCTATCCGCCCCCGTATCCACCTTCATCTTGGCGTACCCCACCCCTCGCATCCATACGTCAGCGTATTGGCCGCCGCCACGCTGGTAGATGGGAACCGTCATGGTACTCGGCGATGCCATAACGTTTACAAACAATGCTAATATCAACACAGCGGCCAATCCCATTGGAACCGATAATGCCAAACATGTCTCCACCGTCTTTTTCATTTTGTCGGCTCGATTCGTCCTGTATTGGATCGTCTTGCGGTTTCGGCAATCAGGTTACTCAGTGCCGCTTGAGCGATATTATCAAAGACGTCGGCTTGTTGCATGGCTTCCGGTCCTTGAATCACTGTGGAGCAAACAAGCGCCTCCGCTCGTCTTTTGATCAAGACTTCGCCATCCGTGAACCATCGTGAGGCCGTCGTGACTTCCACCACGTCCTCTAATGATTTGGAGTACACCAGCTCCATGGTGTAGGCGGTATCGGGAGGAGGGTATAGGCGGATCTGTTGCTGGAAGAAGCAGAAATAGGTGGGCGTGCTGTAATAGGTGTTACTGGTTTTTCGCTGCTCGATCCAATTGAAGGACTTGGGCACCAATTGCTTACGCCGCCCATCGGCATCGATAAGCGTGATGCCGGTAACGTCCTGGAAGTCGCCAGGGAGGGAGTACCATTCCTTTTGGGCAATGGTGGGACGTGTGGCCCGTTCTTCAGTGAAGTAGAATCGTTTGGTCTCGAACTCGGAAATGGCGTCCTTGATGGCCTGTCCGATTTGGGCGGACAGGTCGGGACGTTTGAGGTCGTCCTTGATGTCGGAGATCATGCCGCCATAGGTACCGTCACCCATGGCGGTTACTCTTCGTCAATGACGCCGAAGATCAACGCCTTCGCGCCCGTTACTGATACAGAAACCGACAGGTCTACGAATACACCGTGTTCCAGTCGAATGAACGGATAGGAGTAGAAAACGTTGATTGTGCGATTGGTACTAGGAACAACCAAAGTCCCGGTACTGGCGCTACCATCAAAGATCTTTACGACGACGGTTCCTGCGTCGCTTGTCGTGAAACTCTGGTACTCCACTCCCGCCAGCCGGAAGGGTTGACTGGTCAAAAGTCCCTTGTTGCCCGCCGTTACCACCCAGTAATCGGCATAGTCCGGTAGGCTTGCTCGCCCGCCTCTCCCAATCGGGTATTCCGCTGCTTTCTTCGCCATGGGTAATCCCCCCTGTAGGTTCCGGGGAGTTTACCATACGAGGCACCGCGTGGTCATTCTGGTGAGGGAATCGGCGACTCATCGGAAGAACAACCACTCGAACATGGCGAACACCGCGAAGATTAAAGCCACCAGGGCAATCTCGCGAATCACGATCCACACCTTTTTCCATCGGCTGGCAAAGAGCCATTCCGTATTGAATGCGTTGTTCACTTTTTCAATTTCCTCCATATTTCTTCTGCTACCATTACGCACAGCGTGATAATCAATATCAGCACTGCGCCTTTCGCCACCGCCACCAACATCGCAATTACCATTTTAAATCACCCATCCCCTTAAATATCCTGAACACTTCACTTGCTTGCCAGATTTTCTTTCTCGGATACAGGTAGGTTACCACGGACCCTTTCTGCGCTCCTCGTAACACGGTTAGATCCGGCAATAGGTAATTCGTTCGCGGGGCCAGAAAGAGTTGAGGGAATCTCGCCAAAGGTCGGTACCATCCTTCCGAAGTCGCCGCGTAGGTAATGCAGCACGCCTGCTCGATATTCCCATCGGTATATTCCTGAATCAGCTTATTGATCCAATCCTTATTCCATTGTCGATGAAAGGGATGGTTCATCCACACCCTACCCGTCCACGGTAGGGCAAGCCCGTTGTCCTTCGCCGTATAAAACCGTTCGGCATGGACAATCAGATTGTTCGCCCTTTCTGAGGAGGCAGGGTCAAGATCGATAGCCCCCATCAGTTGACGGGCGGCTTCCACTATGGGTTTGGGCGTGTAGTATTCCCATTTCCCCGATGTTTGCACCAATAGGTGACTTGTCATTCGCACCACCCAATTACTACGGCTATCTTTAACATCCAGATTCACCCTTGTCCACTAAAAATGCTACCACTACTAATAACAATGCTACCACTATTAATAGTGCAATAACCCACCAGTCAATTATTTCTCCCTCTTCGTCATAATCGCCATGAATTCTTGATTGGCGACGTTCGTGAAGTGATCCAGCTCGAAGTACTTCATCAGCACACTGAGCCACTTTCGATAGGACTTCAGGTTGATATGCGCGTTCCGCCCGTCCGGGAGTTTTTTCTTTGCGGGTCGTGTTGCCACGGTAATGAAGAGGACCTTTTTGGTCAGCATGTGCAAATCAAAAAGGACTTCCTCCAGGCATTCCTCTTCGATGTGCTCCAGTACGTCGGTGCACACCACCAAGTCCGCAGGTTTTGAAGGGAGGTCAAGGCCGGGAATTGCCGGGTCGTATCCTCGTACCGTGTACTGAGGGAGGGCCTTGGCAAGGGTCTGCTTACCGCACCCGTAATCCAGGATGGCCTCCGCCTGGATCATCTCCGCAATCTCCGCCACCGTCTTGGCGTGCTTCGCCCCTGAAGTCCCGTATTCCTTATTGGACTGGTGGAGATCCGCGTTCTGCTTGCGGTATTCCTCAGTGATCTTCATTGGGTACTTACCGTTCCGAGATCATGGTTTCCAGTACGGTCTGGCGCTTCACCGTTCGCGAATTTGTCGGCCATTCGCAACAATAAATGCGCCGCTTCCTTACACATCATTGTTTTTTGTTCGCATTGAAAACGCCCCGGAAACTTAATATCCACTTTTGCCCACAATTCACCATCATCTGCGGTATAGATAAGGGCAATCGGAATTTCCAAGATTCCATTTACCATATCTCCTCCTCCGGCTTCAATCGCCATTCGCACACCACGAAGTCAAAACTTGGATCTGGGTTGTCCTTCCAGGGTTGCTCCGGCGAACATCGCGATTGCACCACTCTGCCATCCTTGAACCCTTGTACGAGTTCCATAATTTCGTCAACGGTTATCCGGCGGCGACGCGTACTCTCCAGGATACGAAAGCGTGTCATTTATTATCCCTCAGGATCGAATTCCGCCTCGGTTTGGGGGCCACGACATTCTCATAGGGATCGAATTCCGCCCCAATCACCTGTTCCAAGGTCTTAATGGCTTCCGTCCATCCACCGATAGGAGTTTGCCGGAACTGCCTGACATTGGGATACCAAACCATGTCCTTACGCTTTAACCCATACCTCCATGCGGGTTTCGCGGGCGTCAGGGTGTAGCAGGGCAACCCCATCGCGCCCATTAGGTGGACCAGTGACGAATTTACCGTGACCACTCTACCACCCAATTCTGTCAATGCCGCCACGAAAGCCGCTGTTTCGCCGTAGTCATAGGCGGGAGTATCGTGTACATGTTCAATCTCTCCGCCGTAATGCACTCGAAGTGGCTTCAGTTCTTCCTTGTTCTTACTCTCGGCGATAGGTGTGCCGTCCTTCATCAGTATGTATTTCTCTGCCTTCTGACAACACACCACTTCGGGGAAATGCCATATCCGCGTTGCGGTCTCCTTGAAATACGCCTCCGTGTCCTCCTCTCCATGACTGGTGTATTGCACTGAAAATACGGTCCCCGCCCGCTGAATGATGGGGGTGAGGTCGGCGAGTTTGATGGATCGAATATCCTTCCTCGTCTTTTTGTGACCACCCACCCACCCGACAGCGAGATAGGGACCGGGACCTGTCAATCGAATCCATTCCTTGTATTCCTCGACCTTCTCCCGGTCGGGGTAGATGTACGGGACTTTAGGAAAGTCCTCTTCTTTACGCCGGAACCACTTACCCAGATTCCCGATGGGCACTTTCCATTGTATAGGCATTTCGCTGGGTAACCAGGACACCGGCCTGTCCAAAATCTTGCGAGTATCATAGACATGAACTTCGGGAAATGCTCCCTCAAAAAGGGACACAAGGCGGGGATGGGCATCGAAAATTACCTTGCCTTGAAAAGCGTTTTGCAGATCAGGGAGCATAGAAGCGAACATTATCTCGTCGCCTATCCCCTGCTCTCCATAAACCACAATCTTGTCGTTTGGGTGAGCGTCCCCATCCCACCACAAAGCGTCACCGTAGTTCTTCGTCAGCCGGTCATTGGACGCCACGCCCCAAGCGTACTCGGGGAAGCCCTCGTCCCACTGTTCCAACTCCAGGAGCGCCAGCCCACGGTTCCAATGCAACTGGTTATGCGCCCCTGACAGTGCCAGCCCTTTGTTCAAATACTCCAGGGCCTTGTCCGGTGACCCCTCATTGATATGCAGGGTTGCCAAGTTGTTGTAGACATCCGGGTCGTCAGGCTTGATCTCCAGCGCCTTCTTCAGACATCGCTCCGCATCGGTATTGTGGTTCTCTTTGCGATACGCCGTTCCTAGATTGTTCCAGGTCTCGGGACAATTGGGCTCCAGTTGCGCCGCCCGCTCGAACAACACGATGGCGATACCATCCTTCCCATAGTGGAGATAGATGTTCGCCAGGAAGAAGATGGCCGCCCAGTTATTGGGTTGTTGCGCGAGAATGCCGTGAATCAGGTTCTCGGCTTCCGCCATGGCCTTATGATCACCTTCCGCTCCCTTCCTGAGGAGTGCCTGCACATCCTCCATACTTATCAGTCGTGTTCCCATTTATTGCCCCATTTCGTGCTCAGGACCATAAGTAAACCAATGTCTCATTCTCTTTCTTGCCCTTTCGCTTCCCCGCGTAAAAAGCCGCTTTAGCGACTTTCCATGCAAGGGAATCTTTAGGTATTTGTTCCCGATCTCTTTCTACCATTCATCGAATTGTGTATCCTCAATAGTCATTTTTCACACCTTCTCCGGTCCATAACGCTATCACAAGCTCTCTCATTGTGGTTACCAGAACTTGACAACAAAGTGAAACACTGCCACCCAGAACGCGACAGCTATTGCCAATCCCACGATGGCCGCCGCTACTTTCACAAAATCCTCGATTGTCATGACTTTTCGGGGCACCTTCTCGAATTTAGGGCGCACTATGCCATCCCCCTCCAGGAGAATTCAATTGGTTTGGAAACTATTTTTTCCGCTCCTGGCTTATCCCGTTTGCGGAATGGCGCGTATACGATTCTCAACAGGGTTGGCGCACTATCGTAAATGCGCCTACGGGGAGGGGGAACATCGATATTCTTGTGGTGACTACGACTGGTAAATAAAAAAGACCCTTGGAGCGGGGTACTCCAAGGGTCAAAGGGTCTCCGGGGTGAGGAGACGGTTAAATCTGGCCGTCCAGGTCGTACACCAGCACGAACTTCACCGTGCCAGAGTAGGCCGCCGACGTGGGTTTGAGCGTCAGATCGGTATAGCGAACGATGGAACTGTCCGTCACACTGACCTTGTGGCCCAGACCCGTGGTAGTCAAGATCCCAAACGTTGCCGACGTGACCGAGACATAACGGTCAGTATCGGACAAGTCGCCGATGTCAAGCCCGGTCGTTCCCCCCATTCCGTAGATGTCCAGAATGCGGACGCCATGCGGAATCTTCAGGAGCTTGACGATACCGGACAACGATGCCGTCACCACTTCGTTGAAGTAGACGAAGGTGGGACCAGGGGAGTTCAGTTTCGGCACCCATTTCACATAGGCGGAACTGGTTCGCGTTGCTACTGCCATGTCAGTATCCTCCTATGTTAGGTATGGGCAATGGCGTAGGTCGGAATGACCATACTACCAAAGTCCACCGAGTTGAACTGAAGCTTCTTGAGTCCGGCAATCGTTCCGGCTTCCACGCCCAACTGGTTCTTGTAGTCGAAGAACTCTTCGTTCCAGTCGTACTTGGAGCCGGTACTGTAACCCTTGCCAAACGCAATCGCCGCTGCCTGCGCGCCGCAGAAGATGGCGCGTCTCGTCGTCGTCGTGGGGGCCGGGAGTCGATGCGTGCTATGGATCACCGTGTTGTTATACACGCCAATCGCACCCGAGAAGATGGGATTATCCGTCCCCTCGCCGCCCTCCAAGCGGGCCCGCATGATGTCCCCCCACTCACCCGCCGTGAAGTTCCGACGTAGATCGGTTTCCTGATAGGGGTGAATGAAGAGTACCCAATAGTCCTTGCCGCCGACCTTGACCGGACGCATGGGGTAGGTGCGCAGCTTCGCCTTCTCGATAGCCCAGTCAATCAGCTTGACGCTCATGATGTCAGCCGTGGACATGGATGCCGTGGAGGTCAGCGAGGTTCTCGGCTCCAGGATGTTCTCCGGGGCGATGGCCGCCTGCAAACCCGTATAGCGGGTATCGGTTTCGTCGGTATTGCCACTGAGCTGGTTGAAGAACCAGTAGTCGAAGCGGTCAGCCCACCAGTCGGCCAGGGCATCGCGTGCCAGGGCGCGGACGTTGTAGGGGATACGCTGCTCGGACATCTTGCCCGTCGAGCGCACCGCGTGGCGGAGCTGGTTGATGTAGAGATCGTCGTGGTAGATCGTCAGGTCTTCTTCGTTGCCTTCCTGCGTGTTGTCGCCCAACACACCGGCACCAGACAACTGAATACGAAGACTGACACGCACCCGGTCGCCGTCCCCCTTCAGCTCATTGCGCACCTGACACAGGGAATTGTCAGACGTGCCCATGAACCGAAACGCATAGGTCTTCTTGAGCAGTTCCTTGAAAAGGTCGCTTGCCCAGTACTTACGCGCTTGGGGATGGTCCACCGGCCATTGATTTGCCGTTGCCATCGATATACGCCTCTAATGTGAGCCTTACCTTGAACCGGTCAAGGTTTCCGACTCGTCCCACTGCGGGGGGGCGTACCGATGGCGCACGTCACAGGGTGCGTAAACTGAAAACGCTATTTTTACCGGTTGCGTTCCGAGCCTCCAAAAAAAGGAGCCACGATAGCCGTATCTATCGTGGCTCCGGGGTACGGCCCAGCGCTGAGGAGGGAGCGCTATAGTGGGCCGTCGGGGCGAGATAATTATTTCGCGCTTGGTAAGGTCATGTCAATAGGGGCCCCTTATTCTTCATACGCCAGTCTGCGAATCTCCCAATAGCCATCCTGAATAGTTGGCCCAGTACTCTTCTCGTGCGCCAAATCTCCAATCTCGTGAAGTAGATTTGACAACCTCTCATTCTCTTCGCGCAGCCGATTAATCTCCACCAGCATCTCGAAAACAATCGCGTCGAAGTCTTCGGCGTTTCGGGTCAGCCGCTCCCCGTAACTTTGGCTCAAGGTAATTCGTCCCCATGTTCCAGGATAGATAGCAATCCCTCAAGGAAGAGATATTCGGCTTCTGCGGCCTCTTGAACAATCTCCCACTCTATCTTTGTTTTGTTTATAGTTTCCAACAGCAAACCAAACGGCCCCTCTGACGTCTGCCCAAGTCCAATAAGGCGAACCTAAACAGCCATCGTTCCCTGTCACCTCCCGCACTGGACAATCTCTGCAACCCAGCCTTTGGCACAACTGACACCATGGCTCCTCCATGTCGGGATACACCATCAGCCGTTGCCACTTCGAAAGCGAGGCGCGCAAGGCCTCAATCGTATACGCCCTTATGTTGTCTCTCATTGTCCCACCTTCTTGATCGGCGTTGCTTTCTGGTTTACCGGCAAATGATTCTTACACCAGTAACGCCCATCTTCAGTCTGATACTGAGGCACCGCACCGCAGTTCCATCCCTTCCAATGTCCGGACTGGCGCACTCCGCTACAGTGGATTTGCGGACTCATTGCCCCACGTCCTTCAGTAAGCCCTCAACCTCTTGGCTCAACTCCCGATAGGCCGCTTCCAGTCCGGACTCCAAGTCATCCAGCCGGTCTATCCATCCGGCCATCTTCTCCAAGGGAGATGAATCATGCTCCCATGAATCCTTCATTTCCTTTACCACCGCACCAATGCTGTCACCCATCACTTCTTCCCCCGCTGTAAGCCCATCAGGTCCGCCAACTGCCGTTGGATCTCCTCCCTGCCATCCGCCACGCCTCGCGCATACTCACGCTTCTTGGGCTCCTCCATAGGCTCTTTGAGCGTCCGCGCCCTTTCCCGCGCCGTTCGCACCAACACCGCCAGCCGCTTGAAGTCATTCCCCGTTATTGCCATTTGATTGCCTCTGAATTTTCATGTGGAAATCCCTACCGTTTACTAAGGTTTTTCCATCAATTCCTTGGCCAGCTCATTCACATCCGCCCATAACAACCACCCCGGCTGTCCGGGAATCCTTACCAGACCACCCTCGTTCTCCAGCGTCCTTGGATGTTGGCCTACCCACTCTACCAACTGGTCTGCGCAGATAGAGAATAGAATTGCCTTTTGGGCTTCACCCTCCGGGCATTGCTTCTCTTGCCATTCCAGGTAACGGTCTCTGATTGTGGCCTTGTTGCGTGCCCGCATGGTCCAGACATTCTTGTCCGTAATCACTGTAAAGAACCATCGGGCCCCATCCTCAAAGATCACCTTCATCGTTATTTTCCCCCGTGCAATATGAACAGGGCGGGCTTATGTGACACGAACACCCTGAAGGAAATTCCGTATGATAGGCTCGAAGTGGATCCACGTGGTTGTCATACGCCTTCTGTTCCGGGGTTAGTCGCTTGTACGCCGCCGCCCTTCTGGCCCGCCTACATAAGCCACATTCCTCGTGATCTTGCGGCTCACAACTGCATCCCACTGGTCTTGGGTTCCACGTCACTGTCACGGTCTCCTCACAAAAAAGAGGGGACAGTTTCCCATCCCCTCGTTTCGGTCAGTCTTGCACCCGGCGCCACCCTTCGGGGGTATGCTCGCGTTGCCGACGGATCTCGTAGTTGCCGGGACCAATCCCCAGGGCTTCATGCGTGTCGAAAGCGCGCAAATGCCGCAATTCGACATTGCCCTCAACGACCACGTAGCTCACCAAGGGGTCGTTGCTCTGAAAGCAATGCACATCTTTCCTCGGCAACACGTGATGGTGCCCAGTCTCGCTATGACCCACCACATACACCTCGCCCTCCGGAACCATTGGCGCCAACCCCTCGGGGATATCCTTGATCCTGCGGACCAGCAGGTCACCTTGCGCAGCCTGTTTTCCAAACGTCTTCATGTCCTCACCTCCGGATAATAATCATTCGCGTCAAGCGAGTACGTCCAGGCATTCGCCTCTCTCGCCGTCCGCATCTCTTGTGGAACCGGAATAGCAAACTCTCGCCCCGTCCCACATTTGACTACCAAGAAACGTTCCTGTTCGGCATCGGGCAAATCCACCTCCAAAAGCGTCCCCACCATGGGATTGGTGTCCCGATCTACTTCTTTGGCATTAAGCTCCCTCAATATACGGGCCCACCCCACTATTTCGCAAGCGGCCCGACGCTTTTCAATATCCTGTTCTTTCAACGCCATTTCTGGCGTGAGAGATCCCTTGTCCTCAATCCATTCGCCAGGGACGCGCACGCCATGCCAATGATACAGGCTCCACCCATCCCTCCATTTATGGCTTGGCCCATCTTCGCAATGCGGACGGTTGCGATCATCCATTTTCAAAACCTCCGGAAAATCCGACACCATGCAAAACTCCTCGTGCATCATCCGGAAGCCCCCGTGAATCGCCGCCCGCTCCCATGCGTCATATTTCTCATAAACAGGCAACCGAAGACCCAAAACATCCCTACCCGCGGTCAGATAGCAATCATACGCCACCGCCATGTTTCCTCCCTGATACATAGCCCACCACCGACTCATACACCCAGTTACAAACTGTATCCATCCCTTAGAGGACGCGGCGCGGTAGGTCGCGTCACGGATCGCGGCAGCGGTCGCGGCATCGGTCACAGCACGGGTCGCGGCATAGGTCGCGGCGACGGTCGCGGCACGGATCGCGGCACGGGTTGCGTCATAGGTCGCGTCACGGGTCGCGGCATAGGTCGCGGCGTGGGTCGCGTCACGGGTCACGACACGGGTCGCGGTAGCGGTCGCGTCAGCGGTCGCGATGTCGGTCGCGGCGTGGGTCGCGACTTCGGTCGCGACGGCGGTCGCGATGTCGGTCGCATCGCGGGTCGCGGCGTAGGTCGCGACTTCGGTCACGACGCGGGTCGCATCGTAGGTCGCGGCGGCGGTCGCGTCACGGGTCACGACGCGGGTCGCACCGTAGGTCGCATCATCGGTCGCGGCGACGGTCGCGTCGCGGGTCGCGAAAGCGGTCGCGACTTCGGTCGCGTCACGGGTCGCGACGTCGGTCGCGTCGCGGGTCGCAGCGTCGGTCGCGGCAACGGTCGCGACATCGGTCGCGGCGTGGGTCGCGTCACGGGTCACGTCACGGGTCACGTCACGGGTCGCGTCGTAGGTCGCGGCATCGGTCGCGGCGCGAGTCGCGGCATCGGTCGCAAGAGCCGCGTCACGGATCGCGGCATAGGTCGCGATGTCGGTCGCGGCGTGGGTCGCGACTTCGGTCGCGGCATAGGTCGCGGCGACGGTCGCGTCACGGGTCGCGACGACGGTCGCGACGGCGGTCGCGATGTCGGTCGCGTCACGGGTCGCGGCGCGGGTCGCGTCACGGGTCACGACACGGGTCGCGATAGCGGTCGCGGCGTGGGTCGCGTCACGGGTCACGACACGGGTCGCGGTAGCGGTCGCGGCATAGGTCGCGTCACGGATCGCGGCATAGGTCGCGGCGACGGTCGCAGCAGCGGTCGCGGCGCGGGTCGCAGCATGAATCTCATTAAACCCCGGAGTCTTCCTAGGATTTTTCCGCGCGTACCATACGGCCGCCGCCGCACCACCCGCTACCGCCATGATTCTTGGACTCGGCACAACCACCACACGCGGCTCTTTCAACCCCGCTACTCGATATAAATCCCTAATTGCCCTCCCAATTTCATTGGGCTCAATCGGCGCCGTCCGTAACGCCCGCGCAATCCACATTTCAGAATGCGCCGCCATTCGCGCCTTTTCTTCAGGCGTGACCCCACCACCCGCAAAAGTCGGAGTTCTCACAATCTTTTCCATCGCTTAATCCCCTCGAAAAGAAGGGGGCAAACACGCCCCCTCGATATCATGCCGCCAACTTCAACGCCAACTCAAACGCCCGCGTTTTGGTCTGGTTGCCGTCCCCAAACCACGCCCGCTGCAATCTCGCATCATCCGAACGGGTCTTGCGCTCGTGGTCCACATACCGCGTCACCGCATTTACCAAACCCCACGCCGTTCCATTCGCGGAACGAACGCTCTGCCCCACCCCATTCTCGTAGATGTCCACAATCTGCAACATCTGGCTCTTCACGCGCGGCGCCTCCATATCCACGTCACGTCCCTCGTAATACAGATCCACGAAGAACTTGACCGCCTCTTCCTTGGACACTCGCCGCTCAGCAAGTGCCTGCGCCCGACGCTGAAATTTTTCCCACACCTCGTTGGTTTCCAGCCCCAACCGCCCCTTGATCACGCTGGCATTAAACTTCGTGCTATGCCGCAGCGACACGCCATTCCCCGCATCCCGGCCCACACTGAGGTTCAGCGTATTGTTGCACACCACCCTCACCGTGGTCCTGGTTGCCACCGTCGCCATGCTTCCATCAAAGGACGTGGCCAGAAGAACATACCCATTCACCCGGTCCTGCCCCATGATCGTCGCCTCTTCCCCGGTACGGGCCAACGCCCACACCCGCTTCCCTCCGTACAAAGACCCCGCCGTTTCCATCCGGTACCCCATCCCTTCCACCAGACTGCGATAGAACTCCAGCACCTCACGCGGCTGCACCAGCCGGTAGTCCTCACCCATTACCGCCAAATCCGCCCCCGTGTCAGAACGGTAAATCACCTTTTTACCCGCAATGACACGAGGCTCCCCATCCACCATCCGGTACACCTCACCTTCGCGGGCCTCCCAGCCCAACCCGGCAACATGCTCCCACACCTCCAAAGGCTGGTTCGCCGGAAGTTCGTGTCCCAGTCCATGCCAGGGCATATCGCCCACATACGCAATATTCGCCCGATTGTTGGAAAAGTCTATCTCGTGTGCCATATCAATTCCTCTCCTCTTCTTTACCCATGTTGTAAGCCACCGCCGTCGCGCTTACCGTCGCGTCCGTATACGCAACTCGATTGGCATACATTACATTCCCTTCATACCCCGCCGCTTTCAGAAAGCGAATCGCCTCAAACTTCGGGTTCGCTTCCTTCATCTTCACCGACATCGCGAAGAGGGTATATTCCCACTCCTGCAATGGCGTTTTCGCGGGAATCGCCGAATGATTCTCCGGCTTCGCTTCCTTCAGCATCTCCGCAATAAACGCCACCTGCGCCTTCGTGAATTTCATAGCGACGCCCTCCTCGCAAGCTCTTCGCTAATCTCACCACTACGAACCTTTTCGTCAATGAAATCCACCCACATGCACCGCACCGTCGCAGAATAGTCGTTCTGCCGATACGTCACCCGATAACAGTCCCGAATTACCCCCGGCACGCTTTCCCAGAACGCCCTTCGTAAATCCTTCTGATTCGTAAATTTCATCGCTCATCCTCCTCCGTCCACCACAACCCACCACACCCCTGACACTGGAACCACAACACCAGCCCCAACCATCCCAGACAAACCACCCGCGATCCCTCGCCACCACATAACGGACAGTCCCCTTCCAATCCCTTCGCCCCTCTCGCTTCTCTTCATAATCTTAGAATAGCTTTCAGGAAGAAGGTTTCAAACCACAATCGATTGCTTTTACGGTAACGATTAGGTCAGGCGACGCATAATGGATTTGACTACGATTGCCTCACACATTCCCACAAAATACTCTTGGGGATAGGCGTTTTTCATTATGTTGACGTGTTCGTGAACCCATTGGACATTCCCTGTCTCGTAAGGTTTCTTGCTGTCGATCCGATCCACACTCGCCGTCCGCTCGCGCCCATTCTTTCCCAGCACGAGAGAGAGGCCGGTCAGCGCGCACCGGCCCTCCTGCGCTTCCCAGAGCGCCGCCAGCTCTTCGGGAGTGACACTGACGGCTATCCCCCGCACCTTCGCACTTCGGGTCAAGGAAGACCACACGTGACGAGGGAGGATTAATACGCTACACATTTCTCGCACACCGTCCCCGTCACATCCCGCTTCAGGTGAGCCTTGCGCAGCTCGATAAACTTCGGCGAGTTCCAGGCACTCATGAAGTGCTCCGTCACGAGGTCACCCATGATCCAGTTCCCGCCCGCGTCAAAGCAGCATGCCGACAACCCGCCATCCGCCCGTACATGCCCTTCCGTAAAGGCGGACCAGCAGGGTAAGGGCTCTCTCAAGGCTTCCAACCGCCCTTGATTCCCCGCCGTAGGCCGATACCCCAATTCCTTCTCCCGCTGAGTGGCGAAGGCGCCCATGGAATAAAGGGGAAGCCAGTAATGCTGATCCACATAGTCAATAATCGTATGCAAGACCGGCTGCATCTCGCCCCTATGCTGTTCGTCGTACAAGATCGAAGAGGCGTACAATTTCGTCTTATACCCTCCCCGCTCCCGCACCCTGAAAGCATCACGAATGTTCTCGTGCGCCTTATGGAAGAGTCGGCGAGACACGCCCATAATCTTCGCGAACTGGTCCTCATTCGCCGCATTCACCGACCACTTCAATGAGTCCAGCCCAGCCGCCATCACCGCTCCCACCCGGTCGGGAAACGCCAGGGACGCATTCGATGTGCAAAACACATACGGCATCGCCAATTCCCGCTTCAGATATGTCACCGCGTCCGTCAACAATTCCGGCGCACTGAAGGGTTCGCCAAGATAGAACACTCCGATCTCCTCCACTCCCGCCTCCCGCATCTCCCTCGTAATCCGTTTGAACAAATCCAGGTCCATATCCTTCTTCGGCTGATTCTCTCGGGTTCGCAACGCGCAAAACCCGCAGCGGTAATTGCACCTTGGCGACAACTCGATCTTTACCGACTTCGGGGCGGGAAGAATGGCGTGCAAATACTCCGCCTTAATCTTTGTAATATTGTCGATTCTCGTTGTAATTGTCATTTTTTATTTCCTTCCAAACACTTCTTTCATGGCCACAAAGAATTCATCCATTCCCTCCTCGTCTCCCGTTTCTACCGCCTTGCTTTCGGCGGCCTTCCCGGACCCCAAAGTTCTTGCGGCTCTTCTGTTCTCGCGCTCCGCTGCAATCTGCTCTCGCGCTTCCGCTTCCTTATCACCTTTCTCTTGGGCTTTTCGTTGATACCCATATTCCTTCGCCATTTGGTACACAATTTCCGCCGGGTTACGTTTCTTACTCAACGCCGCTTGGGCCAACGCGAGTTCCCGACGTGACACCTCCTGCATCACCCGTTCCGGATCTACATCCTCCCCGGCAAAAAGCATAATCGCCTTCGCTTCCACCTTACGAATGTGGTTCAAGGCGTCGTAATAGTCAGGGTTTTCCGCCACGAATTCCTTTTCCATCTTGTCCACCTGCCCAATCACGACACTCGTTTGCCGCTGCGTCTCGCGCTGTTCCTCCTCCGCCACTTCCCTCTCATGAAGACGCCGCGTCTCTTCCTCCAGTCGCTTGGTCCGCTCATGAAGGTTTTCCACCGGGCGCTCCTCGAACGGCGGGGGTTCGGGCTTCTCTTCCTCCGCCTTCTCGGCCTTCGTCGCCTCGTAGGCACGAAACCGCTCCTCCAGGCCACGCAACTGCTCTTCAAGCGCCTGCCTTTTCTTGCGCTCGCCCCTCAGCTCCGCCAAAGGGACCCATTTACCTTTCGGACGTTCCTCTTCCTTCTCTTCCGGCTCTTCCGCTTCCTCTTCTTCCGACTCTTCCGCTTCCTTCTCTTCCGGCTCTTCTTCCTCTACCTCCTCATGCTCTTCCTCTTTTTCTTTTTCTTCCTCTTCTTCCACTTCCTCCACTTTATCGTTTTCCACCAGCTCTTCAATGAACTTGTCCACGTCTTCAAACATTGTCAGATCCACCTGTATTGAATTGTTTGTTGTTCGCTTCTTCTATCTTCGCGTAGGCGCTCGCCTTGTTCAGCTCCACCTTCGATTCCGTTTCCGCCACTTCCGCCATCTGACCACGCAACGTCACTTGCTCCGCAATCTCCGTCTTCTTCTGAACCTCCGGTGAAGGCTGCAAGGACGCCTTCCACTTCTCCGCCAACACCTTGGGCAACGGCAAGTAATCCAGAATTTCTGCGGGCGGCATCACACCCACCTTCGACAGGAAGGGCAACAACTGCATCAACACCGCGAATACCCGATCCCGCTCGTTCGGACTCGTCGGACTCTCACTCACCACCACATCATATTCCACCGACAACCGATCTCTCATCAGCGGAATGTATTCTTCGGAACCATCCTCCCCCATGATGCGAATCAGCCTACCATCGGAAATATGCTCGCGAATGAACTGCGCCAACACCCGACCATGCACATGACGATAGGCCGCCAACGCGGTAAACGCCCACGAAAGAATCGTCATCCCCGCCTGTTTTCGCTGCGCCTCCAACACCCCCGGCTGGACCTTCTCCGCCAACCCCAACAGCTCCATATTCACACCCGTCACTTCCGTGAACATGGACATAGCCGTCGCCAACAACTTATCCAGCCCCGATGGAATCGACGGGGGCGGTCTCGGCATCACCTTTCCATTCGTCAATGACCCCGCCGCCACCAAGGACACCGTATCCGGCTGCGCCCAATCCTCCTTGAATTTCTGAATATCAATAATCGCGTCTTCCTCGGCAATAAGTCCGCCCTTCGCGTTAGTATTGATAATCCACAAAATCTCCGAATACAACTTATTCACCCATTGCTGGGGTGAAATAAGGTTCCTCACAATCCCATACCACAACCCCTTGTTGCGGTCCAATACCCCAGTCATGCAATTGAGCGTAAACCAGTCCTTCTTGATATCCATTTGCTCTAGAACGGTATCGCCAGCGATAAACGCCTGCCTTACCACCCGACGCTTATCCTCCATATAGGATTTTTGCAAACGGGAATACACATTCGGGAATTTGTCCCTCAACGACTTCCATTGTTCTTGATCGAACTCCTGAACTCCCAAAGGCGTCGCCGCCCGATAAATCTTGCGATGCTCAATCCATTGATACTGAGCGACATAAACAATAT